TTTTACTCAGGAAATTTTGGAAGGCTATAATCTTGGCTTCTTGTAACTGCTTAGAAGATGCCTTTCTGATAAACTTCTGTGTTTCCTCAATATGTTTTTCCACAAACTTTCCATCCACAAATACCCACTCCTTACTTTCCATGATACCACGGACATAAGCATCAGGAGCAGATGGATCAGCAACGATATCAGCGGCTGTTGACAGCATAAAGTCGTCCTGAACAATTTGAACACCTTCATTGTTCATCTTCAATGAACCTAGTGCTCTGGATGAAACGCCAAGATTAGCACCACCGTCTAGAAGACCTCTAGCGATGTTACCCATCGGTGTTTCCATAATTTTTGCTCGACCGATATAATTAGTACCTTCTTTACGAAGTGACACAATCATATGCGATACACGATCAAGGTTGATGCTTGGAGTATCTGGGTGACCTAGTTCGCCGTATGCACGATTCTTCTCAACTGTTTCTTTAATGTAACGTCCAACTTCTTTGTCCATTACTGATTCAGGATACATACGACCATTACGGTTCTTTAGATCGGATTGAAGGAAAATACCTTCAATAAAGTAATCTTTTTTGCCTTTGCGCTCTTCAACGATTAAGTTGGTAGAGTCGAAAACTTCTTTAATAAGTCTCATTGATTAGCTCCCAACAGCGTTAACGTCATCGTAGATAGAGTAAGTAGCAGTTTCAACCTTAGAAGCATAACCGCCAGACTTGTGTAATACAAGGATGATATGGGCTTCAGCGCCAGATACTGTTACTACTAAATCGTCAGTGTTGTTCTGTGTATCAACAAAACCACTTTCGTTAAACTGTATTTTTGCACTATTCTCTGGAGCAAACGCTAATACTGGAACTCCACCGCGTGTTACTGTAACAGCAGAGCCTAATAGCCCTGTTACAGTAACTGATGCAATGTTGACAGTCTGCGTAGCACCGTCAAGTGCCTGAGTTGCCGCAAGCAAATCTGTCTGAAGGTCGATAGTTGCTGAACCAGCAGTGCCACCGACTTTTACAATAGTCGCTTGGTTATGGTTTTTTAAGATTGTCTTTGTGACAGCCATTTATTATTCCCCGATTTGTTGGAGCACTTTAAGAAAGTTTTGTTTAGACTCTCTCATATACTCGATAATCTCTGATTGATTGCGCAATAATTTATTTAGGTAATCTTGGGTCGCCTCATTAATTGCAACCACTGAACCATCGTTTAATGTATAGTTCAGCTTACCTTCAACCAAACGATCAAGTTTATTGTATTTTCTCAGTTCACAAATAACTGGATCAACGGAAAAGATATTAGAGGAAGCCAGCTCAATGTATGATTCAATCAAGGTATCAGTAATTTTTACATCGTGATATTCTTTAATTATTTCAGCTACTTTAGTGTTTGGTATTTCTTCGTATATCTCTTTGGTGACTTCCTCTATTAACTCGTGTGTTGGGTTACTCGCTTCTTTGCGAGTAACCTCAAGTTGATTAATAAAGTCTTTAAAGTACATTATACTTCTTCTGCGCCTTCTTGCGGTTGAGTTTCTTGTTCTGCTTCAGCTGGAGAGAACATACTTTTAGCGACATTAACTCTCATGTCGTCTAAACGACCAGAAATCTTTTCTGACATGGCTGCATTAAATGCGTTCTCAATAGACACAGCATCGCCATTAGAAATAGCATCAATTAGTTCAAGTGTTGTGGTAGTCATAATATCTCCTTAGTTTGACCAGTCAAATGAATCTTTTTGTTCACCAGTTGTTTTCTTTTTGCCAGCTGGTTTTTTATCTTCGGCAGTTTCAGCCTTAGCTTCTTGTGATGCAGCTTGTTCAGGGTTTTGTTGAGTCTGTTGCTGCATGGCTAATTGCTGTTGAGCGTCCATAACTGGCTTCTGTTGAGCCAATTGCTGTTCACCCTTATTTTGAGCAAAAGCAATATTGTTTTGTAAACTGTCTTTAATCTGCGCATCCATCACTTTGATTTCATCATCAGTCATGCGTAATAGGTTACGTTTAATCCATTCGTCTGAATAGAAACGACCAATGAAGGGTTCAATTTGTTGTAATAGAGTAACACGTTGTGTTAAGAGTTCAGCGTCTTTTAGTTCTGAATAATGGTTATCTTCTAAGAAGTCGAAACGAATACCGTAACGGATATCATTCCAATCCTCAATGTTGATAATATTCTTGGCAACTAGTTGAACCTTTAAGGATTCTAAGAATAGAACTGCAAACTTCTTACGAAGTCTAACGATGAACTTGTTAAACTTAACTTCATCGCGAGTAATTTCATTTGAACGACCGATAGAAAAGCCTTGCGATTGTTGCATACGGCTTACTGGAACGTTCAATGCGTGATATAGTTTGTTCTGGAAATATTCGATATCTTCAATCGCACCAAGGTTCTGACCGCCTGGTAGAGTAGAGATTTCTGTACCCTTACCACCTTCACGACGAGGCATCCAGAAGTCTTCCATCATTGATAGGTGACGACGGTCATCGCGCGTTTCGCCAGTAGTTGCATCATAAACAATTTTGTTACGGAACTTGTTCATGATGTCGTTAACATACTGTTCAGCTTTTAGCTTGGGTAAGTTACCAACGTCAACATAGAAAATTCTACGTTCTGGTGCGCGTGAAATACGATAGATGACTAAAGAGTCTTCAATCATCTTTAATTGGTTAGTTGGTTTAATCGCTTTATGTAAATATGAAAGCGTCATACCAGAGTTCATGTCTGTAACGCCAGATGGGCAGTGTACAACTGAATCCAAAGGTAATTTAACACCTTGTGTTGACTGCTCAGACATACCTCTATCGTTATAGAGATAGAACTCTTCAACCGTTTTAATTACTTCAACACCTTGTGGTGTTTTTTCTTTTTTAACGTTTTTAATCTTGCGAATTTTGCGTGGATCAATAAAACGTAGTTCTTGGATACCAGCCTTGATGTTTAACTCATCAAGTAATACTTGGTAATATAAACGACCGTCAATATACCACTGACGGAAAATTTCATGACCTCTATCGTTAAATTTTAATAAACGTAGAATGTTGTCAAACTCGTCAGAAATTTTAGATTTGATACCTGATGATACTTTCAGATCATCAAGAATAATTTGAATGGGCTTTTTAGATTCATCTGAAACTAAAGCCTCGTTAATAATATCCTCAATTGCTGAATCACAATCAGAATATTGAGAGATTTCACGATAACGACGAATAAGGTCGTTCTCGTTTTTTAGGGATGCGTCTAAGTCGACGACCATACCGTAGTAGCCGCCAGCATTTACGCTGGTATTTACTACGGTAGATCCGTCTTGATTTGAAGGAGGAACTACCGACTGAATCGGTAGTTCGTTCTTCTTGCGTGATATTTCAAAGCCAAAAAGCTGCATTATATACCTGTCCTTCTAAGATTAAACTGGGAAAGAACCCACTGGAGTATTAATGTTAACGTTAATACCGAAGTTAGCACCAGCACCTTCATTAGAAGTGAAGAAGTTGTAAACGAATTCAACGTCGAATTGTTCGATAGCGTTTTGTTGTTCGTAGTCTAGAGTAATTGCACCAATGTTAGTTGGGAACGCATCAGTGAACTTATAAGACTTGATAGTTGCACCGTTACGGTCTAGCTGGTGAACAGATAAGTCAACCTGATAGTCAGTAGGGTTAGTACGACCGTTAGTTGTGTTATACTGTTGAATACCAGATTGCCACTGCTCAAGAGCATTACGGATATTGAAAGTAGTATCGTTATAGATCGAAACAGTCCAAGGTTGGAATGAACGTTCACCAGCGAAGTTCACTGGACGACCACGATACGGAATAGAAATTGTTTCGATAGTTGAAGCTGGTAGGGAAGCAGCACGGCATAGGAACTGTGCTCTTTGACCAGCAATAACACCTAGAGTAACGAATGATGGGAAAGTCAACTCAACTCTGAATTGGTTAGGACGTGCACCACCACCGATCATCTGGGCTTTAAAGTCAGCAATATTTGCCATTTAAAATCTCCTTGTTATTACTTTTATTTATTCGTTATAAACGAGGGGAGTTTCCTCCCCTCATCTAATATTAGCCACCGATTTCGCTGAAGGCGATGCTAGAACGAGCAGCAACGAAGCTCAGAGTAATAAAGTTGATAGAACGAGTTGGTTTAACGAAGATATCAGCAACGAATTCGTTACGATCAATAACCTCACCAGTGTTGTTAGACTCATCACACTTAACTAGGAAGTCGGTAATACCACGACGACCTTGTACGTCACGTAGGAACGGTTCAATTAGGTTCTTGAACTGGCCACGAGTGAACGCATCGTTAAATTCGAACAACTGGAACTTAGCTGCTGTAGAAATAGACTTCTCAAGAACGATAAACAAGCGACGAACGTTGATACGGTCGAATGCGCTAGGTTTAGCAAGAAGAGTCTTGTCACCGAACAGAACAGTACCTTGACCTGGGAAAGTAACAACTGGGTTAACAGCGTTACGATATAGGTTGTCACGGTTAGTCTGATTTGGGTTAGTAGATAGACGAACAACGTTCTTAATCTGACCACGGTTTA